ATCCGCGCTGAACTGTGCGCGCACTGTATCCGATGCGCCTGCCAATCTGTGCAACGGTCAGTGGTTTTTTCATAAGATCCACCTCAACCAGCGCGGCTATTTTTTGTCCATATTTTTCCGCATAACCAGGTTGCCTTGTGTAGAATTTCATTTCTCGCCTCGTAAAAATGGCGCAAGCAATTTTACGATTGCCTCAACCATAACTAGCAAATCCCCGCGTTCCTCCTGTAACGCCTCGATTTTATTTTCAAGGTCATTTACTTCGTCTAACGCCGCCGCAGCCGTCTCAGGCGCGCTGTGCGCCGTGTACGCTATGCAGCGCTCAATCATGGACAGGCTGCCGCCGCCGCTTTCAAATCTGAATACCAATTCGTTTATTTTTTTCATAACGTCTCCAGTGCTTCAAATTCCCCTGCGTCGCACCACGCAGACTCTCCGTCATCAGTGGCAACCTGATACCGCGCGTTCGCGTTTCGCTGTCGCACTGTTGCCAATTTGCCGACAAATGACTCTCGTTCCCAATCGCGCCGCCCTGACAGATATACGGCATAATCTGACAGTATCTCAACACGTGCGCCCACCTGCGCCGACCCGCCGCCGACATTCAGCGATGCGGTAGCGCATGGCCGTGGCGACGCCTCTGCGCGACATTTCGCCGCCATCGCCACGCGCCCAGTCGCATCAAATTCCGCAGCTAGCGCGCTCCACTGGTCGAAATAATCCAGCGGGTATTCGTCCATTCCGACCAATTTATAATATTTATTCATCAGTTCATCATTCATTTTGCGCCTCCGTTTTTTCTTCTCATGCCGTCGCTTAATCGCGCCATTTCGCCTATTGCGAATTTTGCGTCAGGCGCGACGGCGTCCAGTAATTTGGTGCGTGTTTTTTCTACAAAATCCCGTACATCACCGTGCATAATTGCGCGCTTTTTCTCGCGTTCTACAATCTCGTTGTACGCCTGAATAAATCGCGCGCGGTCAGCAACGCTATTGTCAGTCAGTAGCATTGCTCTGCCGCCTAATAACCTCACGGTTTCCGTCACCGTCCTATGGTGGTAGTCCTCAATCGTTTTGCTCGCGCAGCAAAACGCACAACCAGTAACATGCGTGTCGTATGCGTTCAATGTGTCCCAGTATTCGTTGCCGATTTTCCCGGAAATCGCGCCATGCAACGCTGCGCCTGTTTCGCAATTTATAGCAGGGACATTTTTGATTGCGCCCAAAACATAGCCCCACGCTTCCGTTGCTGTTGGAATATCCAGGGCGTCTACCATCAACTCCAGCGCTTTTTGTCTCAGCGCGCCAATCTGGGGGAAAAACGTTTCTGTTGTTCGGTAGTGTCTCACTGCCATGACTAAAATATCATCAGGGATGTCAGACAGGTCGCTGGCGTACAAATCTGCCAGACTGCTTGCTGTTTTGCCATTAATTGGCGAATTCGCCATATATCGCATTTCGTTCAAAATTTCTCCAATTAGTCGTCTGGTCGCCATTACGCCTCTCCATTCATGATTTTCTGTAGAATTACGCTTGCCTCTATAATTTCCTCAGCGCGTTTATTCGTTTTTCCGCCTGCGCTATATTCGCGCTCTGACACAGGCGACCAATCTCGCCCGTGTTTTTGCCAGTTTTCGAGAATTTTTGAGACGTATGCCCAATTACGCCCGTTATTTTTAACCGCAATTTCAAACGCTGGCTCGTACCATGAGTCGTCTGGGTATGTAATTGCGGCACTGCGCAATAAATCAAACATTATTGGAACTATCGCTCCGATGTTTTGGGTATATAGCCGTTTCAATATCTCAATCCGCTCATTAACATTAAACTCTTTTAACTCTTTATATGTAGGGACTGATTTTTCCCTTGCCAGACTAGAGGGGTCAGCGGCGCGTTTTGCCGTCCCAACTGGAGGGGTCGAGTTTCTAGAGGGGTCTAGTTTTGGCTCACTTGACGGACTATTTGCACTCCGCGCTGCGAACTCCGGCTTGTAAATGCTGCGCTTGCCGTCTCTGCGGGTGACGGATAAATACCCCATTTCGTCAAGTTCAGCGATTGCGGCGCGCGTTTCTGACACGCTGTAGCCAGTCAGTTCAGCGACCGATGGCGCAGACAGCGCGCACTCGCCGCGCTCATTGATTGACAGCGCGATAACGTGCCACGTTGCCAATTTTGAGCCGCGCAGTTTACGAATGTGTTCAATAAATCTGGCGGATGTTTTCACCCACCCCCACGCGCGATATTCCTCCAGCCCGCTATCGCGAATCACGCTAACTTTTCGCGGCGGGTCAATTATCGCGGCTGGTTGTTCGTATTGCAGTTCGTGTGTCATAGGCTCTCCTGTGATATAATGGTGCTAATATTGCTTCGCATTAGTTCTATCCTTTGCCGCCTGACTTCTTAGAAAAGTCGGGCGGCATAATTTTTATGCCACTTTGCTGTGTTTGCGCTGGTCAGGGTCTCTGCGACGCGGACTCTCACCGCCTCGCCAGCACGGTTTTTATAATGCGACACAAGGCGTGGGTCAATGAAAAAATGTAATAAAAACATCATATAAATTTAGTGATTAATGCCATATTGAATAACCGCGTGCAATCGTTTACTATTTGGGTATGGTAATCAGGGCTGCGCGAGAGCGGGAACCCGTCCATTGAAAATCAAACCCACTCCGTTTTTCCGATGAAAAAATGGAGTGGGAAAACAGTAAACGGAGGCATAGATGGGCAATAATGGGCATGGAAGATTCACCAGCGCAGACGCGCGGCGTTATGTCGCCGCCGTTCAGGATAACGCGGCGTCCTCTAGCGAGTTTCACGATAGTTTTGAAACCGCCACGAATCGCCTGCGGGATGTACTGGGCGACAGTTTTGTTGAATTTTGGGACTCGTATCCTGTGGAAATGACGAAACGCGAATTCCTACCAATTATGTTGGCGAAAATCGCGGCTGTGGAAAGAGAAATGTGCGTCTTACAGGAAGAGTGGTTGGACACCTACGAAACACTCCTGTCAGAAATGAGAGGGGCGTAACATGAGCGCATTCACTTTCAAAAAAGCAACGCGCAAACAGGCTAAAGCCCGCGTTGCGATAGATGGACCCAGCGGGTCAGGCAAGACGTACACGTCATTGCTCCTTGCCACGCAACTTGCAGACGGTGGCAATATCGCTGTCATTGATACCGAGCGCGGAAGCGCGAGTCTTTACGCAGATAAGTTCTGTTTTGATGTTTTGGAACTTAATAACTTTTCGCCCGCTATCTACGTGCAGGCAATTCACGCGGCAGAGCAGGCGGGATATAAGGTTATTGTGCTCGATTCGCTTTCTCACGCATGGGAGGGCGAGGGCGGCGCGTTGGAGATGGTGGACAATATATCTGCCAAAAGCAAGTCACAAAATACATATTTCGCATGGCGTGATGTAACTCCACTACATCGTAAACTCGTAGACTCTATGCTCCAAAGTCCATGTCATATAATAGCTACAATGCGAAGTAAAACCGAATACATCATAGAGAATGTTGGAGGTAAATCCATCCCGCGCAAAATTGGTATGGCGCCTATTCAACGCGCTGGGATGGAGTACGAGTTTACTCTTGTCGCTGACATGGACGTTGACCACAAAATTGTGGTAAGCAAAAGTCGCTGCGACGTAATCGCGGATAAAGTAACGCTGAGACCGGGGGCAGATTTTTGGCTTCCGTTTGTAGACTGGCTCAACAGTGGAGACGCCGCCCCCGTACCTGCACTGACAACCGAACCAACCGAACCAACTGCGCAGGTTTGCGGTGAGCCTGCTCCTCGACCTTACAGCCCCGAGCAGTTGAAAAACCGCTTGAAAACGATGGCAACCGCGCTGGAAAAAGAGGTTCTCATGGGTACGGAAGCCCAGACAGTCGCCATGAATTTGGCTGACTGTTTCGGTGGCAACGAAGACAAACTGCGTACTGTAGTTTTTTATCTAACGGGCAGTGAGTCCCTCGACAGTGTGGACGATGACATCCTGAAGGCACTCAAGAAATGGGTCAACCCCACAAGGACAGAAAGCGGTTGGGTAATGGACGGCACTGCCGTTATAGAAGCGCTCGCCGCTTACGACCAGGCGATGAAAGAACAGGGGTTGGATGGAGTAATGGATAAGGATAAGGAAAAATGACATACCAAACCATTATTATTGCGGGAAATTTGGGGCGCGACCCAGAAATGCGCTATACACCGTCTGGTCAGGCTGTAACCAGTTTCTCTGTGGCGGTCAGCGAACAATACACCAACGCCAGCGGCGAAAAAGTAAAAAAAACAATTTGGTTCCGCGTTAGCGCATGGGGAAAACAGGCTGAAGTGTGCAACCAGTATCTGAAGAAGGGCAGTAAGATTTTAGTCGAAGGGCGTTTGTCCGCCGATGAAACTGGCAGTCCGAAAATTTACAAAAAAGGCAACGGCGAGAGCGGCGCGAATTTTGAAGTGACCTCATCAACCGTACGGTTTTTGTCATCTCAAAACGCAGCGGAGCCGCGAGACGGCGGCGTAAATGAATTGCCGTCTGATGATGATGATGAATTGCCATTTTGATATACAGAATAAGGAACGAAAAATGAACACACAAGAAATACTCGAGCAACTTACGAATGCGTACGCTAGGCGAGACTTGTTGAAAATAGACCATGACCGCGCCCGTGACGCCGCCATTCCTGAGGAGGTGGAAGCGGCTCTCGCGGATATAGATGTGGAGTTTTCGCCAAAATTTGACACCATTGACGCGCTGATTTTGCAGATGGAGGCGCAAGTAAAAGAATTTGTGCTGTCAGAAGGCAAAACTGCGAAAGGCGGTGCATTGCAGGCGGTTTTTATGACGGGGCGCGTCAGTTGGGACAGTGGCAAACTGGACGGGCTGATGATTGTGTTCCCCGAACTGGCGCAAGCCCGCAAGCAAGGGTCACCAACCGTAACCATTCGGAAGGTCGGCTGACACAGGGGCATGTCAGAAATTCCATTTTAGTCAATGCGCGTGGGCGGCTGTTATACCGCCCACGCGCCAGTAACGCAAGCCATTAAGGAGAAAAAAATGACCCCTGAACAAGAACTCGCAAACATTGAATCTTTGCTTGATGAACTCAATATTCCAAAGACGCGTGGAATGGCGCAATTTAGCACGTACGGCAGAGTATCCGTGTTGGCAGAGAAATGCGCCAAACAAAACATGCCTCCGACTTATGAGGAGTCTGCGCCGTTACAAGCATTATCCACGCCCGAAGTTGATTCTATCGGTGGAGCGGATTCAACCCCACTCCCAGGCGCTTAACGCAATCCGTTGGATTGCCCTTCGCCCGCGTTCACGGGTGATACAGGAGATAGGTTATGGAGTTCAGGTCATTCAATAAAATTGCGCGTTTCTCACGCGAGATGATTGTCACCGAAAAAATTGACGGCACAAATGGCATTATCGCAATCGGCGAAAATGGCGAGTTTCAAATTGGTAGCCGTAACAAATGGCTTACCGATGAATTGGGAAACATCCAAAGCGATAACGCGGGCTTCGCTCAGTGGGCAATCAAGAACCGCGATTCTCTCATGGCTCTTGGTGCTGGCTATCACTACGGCGAGTGGTGGGGCAGTGGTATTCAGCGTGGTTACGATTTACCAAAAGGTGAAAAACGCTTCAGCCTGTTCAATGTCTCGCGCTGGTCAGATGATAGCGTGCGCCCCGCGTGTTGCCATGTTGTTCCTACACTTTACTCTGGTATATTCAGTTATGCTGAAATTGAAAGAATCCCATACATGGCTCCAGGTTTAGTCGGTGAAGAAAAAGCAGAAAAAGGAAAAACCCTTACCGATACTTGGTGGCATACAATTGTTCCTACTAACGGAAAAGAAAAAACTGGTTATCCAACACAAAAGCCTTTGGGCATCTTGAGAAGAATTGTAAAGGTGTCAAGTAATCAAGATAGCACTGTTCTTGATTTTTTCGCGGGTAGTGGTACAACTGGCGTTGCATCGCTGGAAAATGACAGAAATTTCATTCTGGTAGATAAAAATCTAGAATCTCTTGAAGTAATGGCAAAACGATTTGATGGTGTTACAAATATTGAATGGGTAAATTTCGACCCCACGCGCCGCGTCCGTAACCTGCCTAAAAATGGCGGACGCGGCGCAGGTAAAGCAAACTGTTAGCCGCCACTTGCTAAAATGTGGCATGGAGAAACAAGATGGCTTTGAAAATTGAAATCAGCGTAAAAGTGTACGAAGGTGAGCATAGCAGTTATAAAGACCCGAATGGGTACGAAGATGTTACGCTTACCTGTATCGAAGGCGGCGTGTATGAATTACTTGCTCCGTCCGACCAAATCGCCAGCGCATTACTCAAGGTGGCGCATTTGAAATACCTTGCAGCAGTGGACGCGGCGAATCGCGCGGCAAACACATAACAAAAAGTCCCAACCTGAACGGTTGGGACTTTTTGTTTCAATTCTGCGGCGTCTGTTTTATCGACTCGCCCTGTTCCAGCGTCAGCCAATTGCATAACACCAACAGGGCGATTTGTGCCACCGTGATTTTACCCGCTAGCCAGCGGGACAATATTTTTTCGTACACGTTACACCTCTGTCAATATTGTGATAACCATCTCTGCGGCTTCCATCCGCTCGGTGATAGACGGTGTTTTGGGACAGGCGGCGACATACGGCGCGAGGATGATTTTAGCCTGCTCTGCCTGCGCCGATGTCAGTTTGATGGGTTCGTTGAAAAAATAACCCTCCGCGCCAATTTCTAAATCCGTGACGGCAATCCCCGCCGCTAATAATTCATCGTTTGCGCTCATGCTAGTTTCCTCAGAACAACCTGCGTGTACTCCTCATCAACGCCCGAAATGGACGTAGCCACTCCCAGACCGTTTGTACCCTGCGCCGCTTGTGCGTAATGACGGATTGAAAATGTGGTCTCTGCGGTGAGGGTGAAAATGTGCTTCAATGTAGACGTGGATTGCACTGTAGACGTTGAACCTGAATAACTCGACATACCACACTTTACCCGCGTAGCGTTGGTAACGTCATATAACCCGATTTTGTGATTATTGGCTCTATACGCTGGCACTTCGGCAACAACCTCCCACGTCCCCACCGCCAGCGTGAACTGATTAGACGCTAACGAACAATAATCGTTAGTCGCGGGTAGCATGGTGTTCAGCGTGCGCGTCTGAACGCCAGCAACTGAAGATCCGCCTTGCACTCCCGATGATTTTACATCGGTGAGAATAATTACAATTTGCTCTGCGTCCTTTCCATCCGCACCATCAAGCGCGGCTTGTGTGGACATTTCCCACGACTCGCCCGCCGCCAGCGGTATCGCGCGGATAATTCGCACTGTGCCATTATCGTCCAGCCTCAATGTGACGGTCACGGCGGCAGTGTCGGCATTATGCAACACAATTTCTGTAACTGTGCGCCGTGCAGACGCGGCTGGTGCAGGCACAATATCAACGGCAGTTGTCCCGTTGAGTTCACCGTTCAAATTGCCCTCGGTGAACGCGGTGGTCACATCCGCATAACTGACAACGTATGAGGGGTTAGTCGTTGTCGCCGCCGCGCTCATTACCATCTGCAATTTTTTAGTCGTGGTGTCTAACATGATTGGTTTCATTACGCTCCTATTGCAATTCGTTGCATGGGTTCAATAGACGCGCTGCTCACACTGCCGCCAGCCGAATACAGCCCGCGCACGTCAATAAAATCTGTAAATCCTGCCGCTGTGCCATTGCCTAGACTGCGACCCTCGCGGATTTCGGTTTGTCCATAATACACACGCACCAATGCAATGACATCGGCGGTGTTTGTTGGTACGGTGGGCGTGTTTGCGTATTCATCGCCTGATGGACACAACAACGCCAGCGTGGTTTCTACGCCTTTCGTTTGCGCAATCGTGCCGCTGGTATCAACGGTCAGCATAACAAGCGCGGCGTTGCCCGCTGTGGTCGGCAATTGCGCTGATAGATTTACGTTCTGGGACGGCACAAAAATAAACTCTGCGCCAGTCCACACACTGCCGCTATGCACTGCCACCGACAATGACGGAATGGTTGCCATGCCAACACGCAATTCAAGCCACGCTCGTTTTTCCAACCATAGGGGGTCTTGTCCGCCGCCAGCCGCTAAATAACGGTAATAATTTGCGGGCGCGTATCCGCCGCCCTGCGCTATGTTTTGCGCGTCTGTGGTGCGCCCCGATAGAATTTGGTACAGCGTGCGTTCCTCGTTAGCGTACCCGACCCACACAGACAGCCCCAGAACGGGCTTGACGCGGGCGCATGACGCGATTGCTGTTTGATTTCCAATGCGAACATATACCGATGTTTTGGCGGTGTCAAAATATAACGCGCCGTTGTCATCGCCCAGAACACCGGGCAATTTGAGCAGGTCGTCAGTTTTTTGCAATAATCGCTGTTCAAGTTTTTTTTGAAATGTTTTTTTTCCGTTCATCGTTTATCTCATGCGGCGCACACGTTATTCAAATTGCAAAAATTCAGGTTGGCAATGCGCGGTGCGCTGGTTGCATCGCGCAAAATGTAATCCATCGAACCCTCGTTAGTGGTGAACGGGAGCGACGCGTCATTTACCAAAACGCGCATAGCGGCGTCAGGTGCAACGTAATATTTTCTAAAATACGTCCCGACCAGTGATTCAGCAAATAGCGTGTCGTCACTCAACGCCCCAATTGGAGAAATCATCAGCCCATGCCGCGCGCCGTCATCTGGTACGGTTGTCCACGCTCCCCCGACCTCATCCACGCAATAATACGACCCGACATTGGTAGTGAATGCGTACCCCGTTTCATCAGTTGCCAGAACCGTCCCGCTGGCTATTTCATCGCCCGCGATAAATCCAGTTCCTGCGTCCAGCACAATCTCGAACCCGTCCACAACGATAGCGGCGGCTGGTGCGAACGTCGCGTTAATGCCATATAACCCAACGCCGCACGTCGCGGTGATTATTCGAGTGCCTCCTTTCACGCCGTATACATGCACACTTGCGTTATCCACACCTTGAAAATATCCCGATATATATATTGACGTTTTGTAAACGCTGTCAGATTTGCGAATGGCGCACGGACACCATGCGGACGCGGTACGGTCTGCCTCAGTTGCCCCAGTGCCTAGTAACTGCGGCTTACTCCACGTCAACGCGAATTGATTTGCTGGCGCGTTTGTCACGTCCGTTGATGTTTTGCAATCGGGCGGCGTCACAACGGGGTTGGGTATCACATCGGGGAAGTCGGTCTCAGGCGATGGAAAATCGCCAAAACCGCTAGGCTCTGGCTCAACTGGAACGACATTATTGTTCGCGGGCTGCGGTGGGTAATAAGGCAGACCATCGCGCGGCGATGTGGCAAACTCAAAATTCAAAACAGTTTTGTAATATCCGCCCTCTATTTTGTATTGCACATTGCGAGGGATAATTTTTTGATTTGCGATGACAATACCGCGCGGCGTGTCGGCTGTTGCTACGCTGATTTCGCAATATTGCGCGGGCGCAATGTCAATCAACCGATTTTGACCAATCGTCACGCTGAACGCGTCGTATTGCGGGTTGCGAATTGCCAGCAAACAGCCTGCCAGTCGGTTACATTCCGTCTGGTCAACTGCGGCGTAATTTGACGGCGCGTCATAACCGCCGAACATCAAACCAGTATTGCCGGGCGCGCGGCTGTAAACGGCGCGTGTTTTGTATCCGTTATACACGTTACATTCCAGTTCAACAATTGAATTATTTGTACTGGTCAATCGCTCTAATTCCAGTTGCCCCTCGTAATCCGCCGTTGTGATTGTTTGCACAGTTACCAACGCTGCGCGCTGCGCGCTGGTCATTATTTGTGGGTCTGTCTCAATGTATAGTTGCCCCAAATTATTATTGGCGATATTGGCAAAAATATTATTAGCGGCGGCGGCGTTGAGTTGCGATAGTAACGAGCCACTTGGTTGGGCTAAAATCGCAATCGGCGTAACGTCATCAGGCAAAAAACAATCCATGATTAATGACGCGGTAGACGACCACGCGAGAATTTGAGCCAGCGCTTTACTCGGTGTCATGTTCTGAATTTGTGTCCATTTTGTCGGCGTGGTATTCACGCTCTCCAGCCCAAACGCGGAGGCTTGAATTTTGTCCATCCAATAAGTCGCGCTGGCGATTGTAAAAGCGACCGTGCCTTGTTCCACATCGCGCACGATTGTTTCGCCGTCAATCCATCCCGTGCAAACAATATTCTCGTACCCCTCCAGTTTTCCGATATTCGTTTCAACGCCATTATGGTATTCGTGTTCAGTGTAAAGCGAAACAAGTGCGCGGTCGGCAATGTCTGCCGTTGTCGCGTCCTCGTACATTGTCACGCCGAATGACCAAACGCCGTTTGAGAAATCGCCCTGGGGCTCTTGCGATATAACGAAATCAGGCGAAACGTTATCCACGATAACCCATCGGTGGGTAGTGGTAACGCGCCCATCAGAGTCTGTTACTGTCAGCATCCATCTGTATTGACCCGCCGCCGTATATGTCCAGGAAGCCAGCCCTGTTCCGTCCGTCATGTTGGATGTTGTCGCCGCTCCTGTTGCTGTGTATTGCCATGATGATATTGTCGTCCCGTCATAGGAGGCGGATAACGCTGGACTGGGGGGTGTGAATGTTGCCGTGCCATCAACGCGATGAATAACAGCAACCATTGGAGCGGCGCGTATCATCGCCGAACCTGTGCGGGCGGCGTAAATAATTTCACTGTCAATGTTCATTACGCCGCCCTGCATGATTGCGTTGCGCCCCCAGAGCGCAAAATCATTGACGACCGTTATATAGTCGTCATTCTCAATTTGCGCCGCCGCCGCGCCGATGTATATTTTTGTAACGGTCGGGGTTTTGCGTATCCTAAAAACGCCGCGTTCCCGCCCGCCCGCAGTAGTGCCTACATAGACGCTCATGCCGTACAAAACATCAGTAAACGTGCCGACTGCATTGTCGTATTCAAATTCAATGATTCCGTCAGTTGTGGCTAACAATTGGTTAACCTGCGCGGTGAATATCACGGCGGGCTTGTTGATTGCGAGACCAAACACCACGCCCTGATTGTTAGAACGGAGTTTCACAATATCGCCGCTGGTAGCCTCGCGGATGGGTATATTTGCGGTCATTATTCCGCCTCGACCAGATAACGAAACTCGATTGTTACGTCTCTGTAGGTCGGTCGGTCTATGCGGATAGTGTATCTCGGCGGCGGTAACATAATGCACGAATAACGGACAAATTCGCTGTCATTGTTCAGCGTGGCGATATAAACCTGTCCGCTCGCGCCCGTTGCGTATGCCCTCAGCGCGTCATATTGCGCGGCGGTCAGGTATGCAAATGTCCAGTTCGCACGTGGCAAACCATAAGCACGCCGCTGTCCGTTGGCGAGTGAAATTTCCTCGGCATATTCGTAAAATTCCGCCATTGGTTCAATTATGCCCGCCGTGACAATATCCGCCATGCCAATTAGAGTTGCGCCGATTTCAAAATTTGTTGGTGCTGCCATTTATATCGCTCCTGCCATCGCGCTCATTACGTCATTGACCAGTAGCGCGCGGTCGGCGTTTGATAATCGGCTGTCAATGCGCCGTTGGTCGTTGTATGTGATGCGTTTGCCTGCCGCCAGTGTGGATAATAAATTTTCCTGCGACAACCGCCCGCCAATTAGAGTTTCGGCGGCTTTCGTTGTGCGCCCGCTCATTGCAAATTCACTGACGTTGCGCTCCGACACGCTGTGTAATCCAGTCGGCATATATCCGCCCGCCGCGTGACCCGGTATCAGCGATAGCAATCTCGAAATCCCATCCGAAATCCATTGTCCTAATTTCTCCATGCCGTTTGCAATCGCTGTGCCGAAATTAGTGAAAAACATGCCGATGCCCTTCAGCAGTCGGTCAATGCCGTAACCAATGATTATCAACGCTTTTTTTCCGTTCTCGCCAATTTGTTTCCATGTGTAATCCGTCCCCAACAACCAATTCATCAGCGGTTTGATTAGCACCAACGCAGCAGCCGCCCACGTTAGCGGGCTTGCCAAAACGCCTAATATCACTGTTCCGATTGCGGGCAATGCGGCGGTAATTGCAGACGTTAACGCTGTTGCCATTCCAGCCGCGCCGCCCGCACCACCAACCACGCCCGCGCCAGCCATTAGACCCTGTATGGTCGCCAGCGTGCCAGCGACCTGAGCGAATGTCCCCATAATTCCACCCGCCGCTATCAGCCCGCCTCCAATCGTAAGCGCGGCACTGACAAGCCCAGGATTTTTTTCGAGAAACGCAATTGCCTTATCAACGTATGGGATGACCTTTTCCAGCAGCGGTAATACCTGCTCGGTGGTCAGTTTACCCAGGCGCGTCTGCACCGTCTCTAACTGCGCGCCAATTGCCCGCATTCGTTTAGCGGTTGGGTCGTCCTCGCTGGCAGTCTCCAGGTATTTATTCATTGACAACAAAAACGGGGCGACCGTTGCGCCGCCAGCCATTATGAGATTCCCGCTGACTTGAGCGAGTTTATCCATTGTGTCGCGTGTGCGGTTAGCCTGGTCGCCAACTTCTTTTAGTTTGTTGGCAAGTGCCATTTTGCGAGCGGCGGCGTCAATGTCGGCAATTTTATCTTCAATACTCGTGAGATTTTGCTTTGCCTTGCGGACAGAAGCCGCGCCCGCCCCGTCTATGAGAAGCAAGCCCTTGATTGTTTTTTTTGCTAGTTCGGCTTCCTTCTCTAGCTTGTCGAGTTCCGTTTTGAGTTCCTTAATGCCTTTCGGTTTTTCAACGTCCAAACTCAAAAGTAGTTCAACTGTTTTTTGTGCCATTGTAATCCTCGCTTATTGCATTATACGCCGCGTCCAATGTGATAATGTCGTCTAGTAACGCCTCGTCCTCAGCCATTATCGCACTAGGCAAATGCCGCCTGCCAAGAGCGACATACCGCACCCACACATCATACGAGTAATCACGGTTTAGGGCTATGACAGACGGCAATTCAGAATTGTCGCGTTTTACAATCGCGGTTAATCGGTCATATATATCGCGGGTTATTCGTCCGTTTTTTTTTCTTGGTTCGGCTGGTCAAACCAGTGCGGGTTTTTGTCATTCGCCGCGCTGGATAATGCCTCGACAATTTCAGCGGGTAACGCCAGCCATTCATCAAGTTTGATATATGGTTTAACACAACCTGCTACCGCCGCCCAGAGACCTGCATTCATGGCGAGGTCGTAAATTTCACGCTCCATATCGGTTAGCGCGTCATATTGCGCTGGGTTGGTTTGCACGGACTCTATGGTAGGTCTGTAATCGTCAAGACCGCCCGCCTGTGCAGTTTTGCGCAAATGCGCGGCGGCGACCTGCAACATTGAATTGCGGCGCACGCTCTCGTTCATCGTTGCAGTGACAACGACCCATCGGTCTATTTTTACGCGGGTTTCGTCAAGCATATTTCACCTAATCGAAATCAACTGCGGCATCTGCAAATTCGTACATGACGCGCACAATTGCATCCGCAGTCAATCCAGTTCCGAAGGTGATGCCGTTTGCGTCTGCGGTGTAATCGGTGGTATAGGTTTTCAGAACGCCGTCAACGGTTACAGTAATTGAACCGCTGCCTGTCACGAACGGCAATTCAGTATCAAAATCAAACGCGGTCTGCGCTGATGTTGCGACCCACGCGGCGAATGTCAGGCGGTGGTTGCTCTGATATTCGATGTACTCGGCGGTAGTGAATCCGTCAGTGCCTGCGATAAATGCTAGTCCAGTTGGATGCGTCTTGCATATCTGCGGCTGTACGGTGTAGACATGACTGGACTGCTCGCGTGATTTACCTTTTGAGCCTGGAATAATTGTTGCCTGCGGGAATACATACGTTGAGACAATTGCGCTCCCGCCGTTGTCTTTTCCGCGATTATACGCAACCAACATGACGTTAGGCTCGCTGCCCTGTTGGTTAGTTGCCCATCCGATTGAGTTCACGTCCCCAAACTGACGCACTTTGGTATTCGATAATAACGCGATTGTTGCTGCGTCCGTGCGGGACACATCCATTGTGCCGTTGGCGGCTTCAATGCTCGGCAGACTGGTTCGCTGTCGCACGCCGTTGTTGCCGGGGTGCGCGATTGATTCAGGGGCGGGGATTTCATACGCAAACGAAACGGGACCGCCAACTTTGATACCAGAATTAACGCCGCTAGATGATGTGATTAATCCAGTGGATTGGTTGAGTTCGTAAATACGGACGGCGTCTAAGCCCGCAACATAAATTTTTTGTGTAGGTGCTGCCATTTTTTACTCTCCTAAAATTGCTCTTGTAATATGACACTGCATTTCACGCCATAAAACCAAACGCCCGAACTGGCGGGGTATTCATATTCTCCCGCCCATATTGTATATGACGCGGTGATTGTGCCAGCATTGACGCCGTGATTTATGCGCCACAAACGGGATAGTTTTTCAATCCATGCAACCTGATACCGCGCCATGACGGGGCGCAGCACGTGCGCACCCATGTCGCGGGCGGATGTTTCCAGCAACAGCATATCGGTAATATTCCACGCGCCGTCAATAATACCGCCCGCGCCGATTGTCCCTGTTTGCTGTTGCCATGCCATGATTAGGCGGATTGGTAAATGTGCGGTCTGTACGCTGTCCATTCTGTCGTTAATGGATAACACGGTAGGCGTGATAGTCGCGCCGTTTTTGTCGGTGTACGACACCGCCATGCCTGCAATGTCCTCGATGAGCGTTGGGTAAATGGAGGTCATAACACACTCACGTACGGCAAAATCAGCGCGTCAACATCGGCGGGAATAACGGACGGCATAATAACCGTTCCGTCAATAGACACAATCGGCGAGGTTGTCCCTGTCTGCTGCGTGTCTTTTTGGCGATACATCCATGCGGCGAGACGGCGACAGGCGGTAATAATGTCGGTGGGTGTTGACAGTAGCGCAGCGGTGGTGTCTGTGTCGTCGGCGGCTGCCTGCGCCCACGTTACCGCCGCGCCTGTGTTGGATAAAACCGTAAACGCGCCGTTGAATGAGGTGTCAGCGCACCCAACAATTAACACGGTGGCACCGACTTCAGATTGCGCATCAATGACTGCGGCGGTCACGACATTGGATACGCGAGTCAATGCGGTAACGTCTGCCCGCACCATATACGCCCAAATACCAGAAACAGAAATCGCATTCTGCATATTGGTTTCATAAGTCCATGAATAGTTGGAGGAGGTTTTCAAACCAATTTTGTAATACGGTGTCGAGTTGCGCGGCGTGCTGTAAATGTCGGCAGTCACGTCAACGCCGTCACCGTTAATAACGCTGGCAATATACGAAATATCGGTATCAAACCACAACTCACTGCGTAGAAAATCCTCGCCAATGTCAAAATGCCGCTGGCGATTGGCTGATGAATAAAACACGCGCCCGCAACGGCTGTTAATGCGGCTGGTTGCAGCGTCTAGCATTTTCTGCAATAGCGAATCATCCGTTGCGGCGGTAATGTTCAGATATGTTTTTAGGTCGGTCAGTGCGCAATACGACATCAGTACTCCATTGCGCGGCGGGCGTAACGTAATTCACGCCAAACCCGCCGCGCTGTTGGTTAAGCGTGTGTGTTCAGGTAATAAAACGCCTCAGACTGCAAAACGTTGAACCCTCGGAAAATGGTAGCGAAAATCCCGATTTGCCCGCTTGCCATGTACAGGTAGGGGTTTCGTTGCACAACCATTCCAGGACGTTCAATCAAGCCAAAATAATTGAAATTGCCGAAAATGATGGGTTTCTTTGTGGCGGCGATTGCATCCATGTCATCAGAGATATACACGGGCTGATTGAACAATCCATCAAACGCATAATAATTTGTTCCGAAAACGCCTTTCAAATACCACTCGGTCGCGTTTTTCATAATCCAGCCGACCTCGCCCGGAACGTTGTACCCGTTGGAGAGTTTGCCTGCAACGCTGGCTAATTCCGGGATGGTAACGGCGGTTGCGGACGCGGTGGTAATGCCCGATGAGGTTGCGCCTGCCATAAGCACGGCGGTTGCCAGCGTATTTTCGGTGACTGCCTCAGCGCGCGCCAATGCACCAATAAGCCACTGGTCAAAATTGGTTGCCTCGTAATTCACAAATTCTTCGGAGGCTTTTAGCAATTTCGTATATTTGGTCAGCGTCATGTCCACCTGTGCAACGGTCGGCTCGTTTTCGTTATACGCGGCGGCTTCGCTGGTGGCAACAAACGCGGTTAGGCTGGTGTCTTCAGTAGGCACAAGTAAATGATTAGCGGCGGTACTAAACCGTTGAACGGGAGCGCGGCGCACCCATGAGGCAAGATTGCGTTTTTCGCTGATTTGCGCGTAAAGCGGGTCAGGGACTAAATACAAACCTGTACCGCCCACGCCGATAGCCATAGCCGCCTTCATGCTATCGGTCGGTTCGATGAGGTCGCTGTTTTTCTCGCCCGATTGCATCCAATGGCGGAACGATTTTACCTGCGCCTCTTCCGGGCTGTCGGTGGGTGAAGTGATTTTGTGGAAAGATGGGGCTTTGTTGCCGATTTCCTTCACGGCGGCTTGGTAGCCCTCGTCCTTTGCCGCTTTGATTTCCGCAAGGCGGGCGGCTTCGGCTTTCTGTTCGGCGTCACGCTGGGCAAGCGCGGTTTTTACTGCATCCTCGGCAACGCTTTTGACATCTACAATAGGTTCGCTCATTTTATTATTCTCCAATGGTTCAAAAATTGATTTGATTGTTTGTACCGTGTTTCGGTACTCTGCAGGCGTGGGCGTTAACGAGACCTCGCCAATGACCCACGTTTTGATGTGGAACGCCTTACCCGCTGGCTCGCGCTCAACTAGATGGGACAGCGCGCCGCTGGAGTAACCCAACTTTCCAGCCTCAGCCATTTCGTAAATGCGCCGCTCGTACTCATCGCGCATGTTCAACTGTGTTTCTGCCCAAATATCGAAGTTGTCCATACGTGACAATTTCGATGTGCCAATGACCCGTTTTTTTAGTTCCACGTCCTTCCCGTGATTGTAGTAAACGTCAAGTGTGTCTTGGAAACGCACATCAGATTTCGCGCTGAAAAAATCTTTGGCCAGATCGGGTGTATTCTGGTCGGTCATACGGACAAGAACGCCGCCGACTTTGCCATTACCTAATGCCTTCAATTCACCGCCAAATAAAATTACATCGTCCTCCATTTTTCTCCTCTGCAAATAAAAAAAGGCACGCAATACCATTGCTGGTATCACGCGCCTTTCGGTCTTTGCGTTTTTCCCTATCGCTCCAGCCGTTCGGCTCTATGGCGAGGTAGGTGATTAATTTACGTCATTATACACCATTCTTTCTACTTGTCTAATTCTTCTAGTGCGATTTTCTCTAGGCGAGGCAAATAGTCGTCTACTATTTCATCCGTTGTCTGCCAACCGTGACGTTCTGCCCAATATACCCGCTGGGTTGCGTCCATCAAATGCGGCGCGTATGTTGCCTCAGTAAACACAGACGCGGTTTCACCCTGCGCCTCTATCCGCCAACTTTTCTGCAATTGTTGGGACGTATTTCTACCGCCCAGTGTGTCGTTTTTGCGTTTCCATCTCGCGCCGTATAAACGTTGATACCAGTGATTATCCCCGCGTGTGCCGGGTGCTGAATTCCACGCGCCCGCTTCAGGGTACACCGCCGCTCTGTCGTGTAATTCAGCGGCGGCACGAATGATAATTTTGCGCCGCGTTTCGGGGCTGATGATACCGTCAATGATTTTTTGGAGTTGTTCGGTAACTGGAAGTTTCGTCATCGCCTCACCAATTCAACAACCGTTTTACATCGGCAATTTGGGTGTGCGGGTGGGCGTTCAATTAGCCCAAATTTTGTCAGCCATCCGCCATCTTTTTTTAGTTTGTGGTCAAGCGGGGCGCATATTGGGCACACTTTTTCGTCCTCGCTGGTCTGCCATCTAATTTGCGATTCAACGCCCTGCTCTGATAACCGCGATTGCAGCGCGTCGCTAAAATATCCCTCTGCCCTCGTCAATTCGGTGACGGCGATTTGCTCGGCGTGTCCACTGCTAAACCGTATCGCCATGCGCTCTATAATCTCGTCATATGAAACGCCCTGTCCCAACAACGCCTCAAACTGGCGGCGGCTGTTATCTGCTACGCCGCGCGCAACTTCATCAAACGCCTGCGTCATTGCGGTATCAATGTCAGAGACCGCGCCCGCTTTGTCAATAAATTCGACATAATCCGAATAGTTACTGAACGATTGTTCAATGTGCTGCCTTAGCGGGCGTGCAATCTGGTGGCGCAATTCACGCTCATAATCATCCCAAAAACCATAGGGAAGCGCGCCACCGCCGCCATTCTCCATGATGTTTAGATATTTGCGTTCCAACGCCAATATCAGGCGGGCGAGTTTGCGCTCTAACTGCTCACGGTCAATCGGAGCGGCTTTATAAACGTACCTCAGCCGCGCTTCAAGCGACAGGTTATCTGCCACTGCCGGGAATTTTTGCAGAACATCAAGAATATAATTATCCAGCATGTGCAGCCTTCTCAATCGCCGCCGCCAGCGTCAACAATGGCAATTCAGCAGCCGCGCCGTCAAAGACCGCCTGAATTTCATCCGCCGTTTTCGCGGCGCGCAGACCCGCATTAATACGCAGTGCCATCGCGGGCGGGATGTGTTTCGTCTCAAAATCGCGTTTGCGTGGGCGTTCGGCGAATGCGCGCCATTTTATCATTTCAATGGCTATGGCATTTTCCTCATCGGTGGGTAGCGCCATCGGCAAGGGCTGTTCCATTACGGGAGCGGGCGTGGCGGGCGGCTTTGGCTCGTCTGATTTTAGCGCGATAATGGCGGCGGTCTGGTTATCGGTCAGGTCGTAACCGAGAATATCCATCGCCACCAATGCCGCGTCTGGTTCGGATGTGAACACACTCGACAAAGTAGCCACGCTGCCGCTTTTGTCTGATTCCTCCCGTTGGAATGCGTCAAGTGACTGAAAATCAAAACGCGCCTCAAACCCCAGAGGCTTCCATATTTGTTCGTTGAAACTGTCCTCAATCGCCTGATAAATTGATACGAACACTCCACTAGTTAACCAGATATAAACCAGTGCGTCCATCTCTGTGGCGAATGCGTTATCCGACATGAATATGCCTGACGGGATACCAAATGCCGCCGCAATGGTTTCGATTTGTTGGCGGGTGATTTCAATATAAGATCCCTTCAATTCATCCATGCCTGCACCGACTGGCTGCGGGACAAGACTCTTGGCATTGACGATTTTTACGACCCGCTTCCACGTTCCGCGCATAAATTCAGACAGAATATTCTCAGCGCGTCTGCGTTCTTCTGTCTGAATACCCTCGGCAACCGCGAACATCGGTTTTATAAATCCGTTTTCGCCATACGTTCTGATTGTCGCGTCCATTGCGCCGATAATGCCCGCTGGCAACACCGCGTTTGCAATCGGCGTAATTTGCGCCGCGCCGACCTCAACGGTGTCATCAGGTAGCCAAATATGCAGCATTTCCTCGACAGGAACTATCTCGCGGTGTACCCCGTATTGCCTCGTGAAATTGACAAGTACGCCGTTATTGTCAAAATTAGGTGTAATTGTTTTTGGCGCGTAATATTGCAAACTCACCAACGCTCGGTCTATGCGCGCAATCCGCGCGTATGCCGCCCCACCGCATAACGACATTGCCATTTTTAGCATGAGCGTTTGTGGGGATTTCACTCCGCCCCATCGCGGTTCTGTTTCGTTGCCGCCTCTGTAAAAAGCGTATGGTATTTGCGCGGTCATATTGCCCGTCATCAAAACCGCCTTGTTCAACCACGTTACCGCTCTGCGTAGGTTGTCGGCATTGGTGGCGTTGCCCGCGCTGGCGGCTAAAAATCCTTCAAGCCCGCCCCAGGGAGAGAAGTCTATCGCTTTGATTGAAACATTTTTCACGATTTGCATTTTCACCTCAACTAACGTACCAATGTTCACGCGCGCCACTGAGCGCGATAGCCAATGCCATAACGGTATCATCGTGTAAACCGTCAGGGCTGCTGTATCGAATTAAACCGCTGGGCAGTTTCACAGAGCGGAACGCGGTCAATTCGTTTATCTGCAATTCATCATCCAATAACTCAATGTCGCGGCGCTCAAACGCCAATTCCAGCGAATGTACAATATTCGCCTTTGTTGCGTTGATGGTGTTGAATGGCGAGACGTAGAGTCCCGCATCCTGTAACGCCTCGATATTCGGCAGACCCATATTGTTACTTTCTGCAATAATCCGTGCGTCATTGTACCGCTGCGCTAATGCCGTTAACCGCCCGCGCTGACTAGCGTAATCGGTGTTGGTCATGCGGTCGAGAAAAACCTGCCGCCGCGCAACTACGTCAATCACGCAAAATACGGTCGCATCGTTAGACCTGCCCCAATCCACGCCAATTACATATTGACCTCCCGTTCGTGGCTCTTGCGGCTGCAATATTGACGCGGCACGCACGCCACGAAACACGCCACCGCCATCCGCCAAAAATTGCGCCATTATCTCCTGTTGGTAAACGCGCTCTGGCATAAGCGTTTTTAGGCTCTCCAGTTCGGACGCTGGCAAATGCGGGTTGCTGTAACTCGACATCTGCCAGCGCGCCCATTCATCGCTGGTCTGGCTGAATAGCGCAGAAAACCCGTTCATTCCGTTCGGCGTTCCTGCGTACCATTCCACGCCGTGATAATCAATTAGAGTTGGCATAATGACGTTGTTACGGATACGCAATAAATCAGACACAAATCCAGCCTCATTTACGAAAAACGCATGGTATTTTTTGCCACGTATACCGTTCGCTGTTTTTGGATTGTCCAGTGAGTAGAATTCAATTCTGCCACCCGTCACGGTTTCCAGCCGCATTTCGCTGTACGAACTGCGCGACAAAACAGGCGAAAGAATGTTCTCCAATTCTCTGTAATCGTCTAGCGTCTGTTTGTACACAGGCGCGCCCCAACCAACATAACGACCGTATGAGGATTCTTCAGCCGCAAGCCCCTGCAAAAACACATTTTTACCCCATCGCCGCCCGCAACAAAGTGAATTGTGACGCTTGCGCTCCCGATATACCCTCGCCTGCGCCTTATGGCGTCTCGGTAGGCGTATTTTCGCTATCACTTCCATCTGTGCCATCTGTCCACTCCACGACAATTTTTGTGATTGGCTTACCATCGCTAGTAACGTCAACGTGTTCCTGTAGTATTTTCGGGTCGAGAACCTGCAATGCCAGTTTGTTATGCGCGGGGTTGCGCGACGTGAAAAGTTGACGGAGCATTGCGTCAAGCCGCGTCATCTCTGTTTCGTCCTTCCCTATCAATTCGGCTGCAATTCGGCGCATGTGTTTTCGCATGAGCAGCACATCCTTCGGCACGCCTTTTATATTGCGGCGAGGGTCAAAACCCTTTTTAAACGCCACGCCATTGTTTTTTTTTGGCAGTGATTCGGCAGTATTTTGTGCGTCTTCGGTCATTTTATCGCCTTGTCTAATATCTCAGTGCGCACATGATTGGCTATACTCCTCATAAACAACGGGGGAACGCTGTTGCCAATGCGATTTTTTGAATTCTTGCGTCCACCAATAAAAATAAAACCATCAGGGAAAGACGCCATGCGCGCCAATTCTCTTTCAGAAAAAGAACGGCATTCGGTTGGGTGGTATGCGCCTCCGTTGCCTTCTCCTTTTTGCAATGTTTTACATGGTAAATTTTCAGACATTCGCCTGTTTTGATTCAACTTTCCAACAACTCCACCTTGCCCCGCTTTGTACCAGTATTCTTTGTAAAGCGGAGTAAGTTCAATGTCATGTAAATCTTTTTTAGAAAATAAAACTTTTCCAATTGCTTCTTTCACCGTCACTGGCACACTCTCCGCCTCTGGGTGGCTCGGTTCAATTCCTAAATCTTCGCGCACGCCGACAAATATCATCCTCTGCCGTGACTGCGGAACATTGAAGTACATCGCGTTCAAAAGTTTTGCAGACACCTTATACCCGCTTGCTTTCAACTCACGCAATATTTCAACAAATACCAGTTTCATAACGCCTTTCACCATACCTGACACATTTTCCATGACAAAAACTTTCGGCTTTAGTCCGCGCAATAAGCGGACATACTCGCGGAATAACTGATTACGCGGGTCGTCAAGTTGTCGCTTGCCTGCTGTGCTAAAACCCTGACAAGGTGGCGACCCGTCAAGGACATCCAACTCGCCTACATCCAAACCCGTCACCTGCAAAACTTCATCAACTGATAATTCAGCAATATCCCCATGATAAACAGGTACGTCAGGAAAGTTTAGTTTGAATGTTTCAACCGCGTTATTATCCCATTCAACAGCCAGCAATTCACGAAAGCCTGCCATTGAATAACCAAGTGACGAACCGCCTGCGCCAGCAAAAGTACTGATAACCTTCGGGGCGTTGTTTGCTTTTGGTCGTAAATGTTCCTGCCAGCAAACGTCTAAAAGTGGAATGTAATCAATTTTTCTTAGCGGCATGTTCGTGTCCACAAGTAGCGCATTTACAAACTTCAATACCGTCTGCTATGTCCTCGCCGTACTCTTTGAACTCTGGCACTTTTTTTATCCCCATCCCCTCGACAATATCCGCCAGCATTTTATCTTCTGCCTTCAACGCCTGCATAGCAGGGTCAGCCATGACCGCCGCGAGGATGTCAATTTCGGGATTGTACGAAATTCTACCAATTTCGTTGTCTTCCAGCCCCAGAGCATAAAACTCTGGTGAGCCGGGCGCAATGTCATCACGCACCACGTTAACAATTTGGTTGCCTGTCGTGTGTACGTTGATTATTTCCATCCCCAGCGTGGCGGCGATTTCCAGCGTCTGATTTCCGCCCATCACAACGGGAACGTCTGCGCCTTTGCCAGCCGAGAAAATAGAACGCCCCGCGCCCCGTTTCCGCATGGAGTTTTCATGCAGTCCACGACCGCGCTGTGTATGTTTGTTTACATTGTTAGGGTCAGGCGTTGCGCCCTGTTCAATTGGAAGTATTTCAATTTTAGGGGTGTCCATGCCGTCATTATACAACAAAAGCCCCTGCCTATTGTGACAGGGGCTTGCGTAGCCCTAGATTTTTTATTATTTATAAATCGCCCCCGCCTATGGCGTGAAGCCATATCGGGGGCGCGCTGGTCTGCGCCAGCGTTCGGTGTGTCATCAGCACACCACCAAACAGGAGAACCTGATTATATCAGGTTCCCCCAGAACGCACCGTCACTGTATATGACGGTTTCGATGTTGCGAACTACCTCCGCAATGTTTTCGCTATCTATGGTGTCCGTCTCGTCATCGATAAAGACGGTGACATCCGCCGAGTAAAAATATCCCCACTCATGGCTGATTTCAGCCTGTGGGTAAATTTTCAGAATTTCAACATTGACAGCCTGCTCGTAAGCAGACTCCGCTTCGTCTTGATCGCGGTTCTCGTCCGCCCCGTAGAACCCGTCAAAGTCATGTTCAATTTCAATTTCAATTTTTGTATTTGTATTCATTTTATTTCTCCTTTTGTTTGATTGATGTTTGATTGGTTTGTTTGATTGATAGAAATATTTTACCCCTTACGCCGCGTTTTGTCAAGGGGTAATTTTTACAGAACCCCCGGCACGCCACCCCAGAGAAAATATATCAGGTTTCCACTGTGGACACGCCCACCCGACCAGAGACGCGGGGTCATCAAATTGCAGCCCTAATTCGACCTCTGCGCCTTGCGGGATTGCGTGCGTGAGTTTTTCATTTTGCACGATGGTTTGAATATCGTCCCCACTCCACGCGGACACATCCCATTCTGCAATCTCACCGTAACCGATATTACGATGTTTTCCCAGCAGACGGATGAGCGGCAACAACTGCATAATCTCATCAGCATTGCCGACACAAAAAGCCTGCCATTGTTTTGATTCGCTTTGCAGGGCTGGTTTCGGAACGCGACGATCCATCCACCGACCCACATTGGATTTAGGTTGTTTGTCGCTAAATTCAAAACGCCCTAATCGTTTATGCAAATAAACCGTATCCCTAAAAACTTTTCCAATAGGCAGAAACACGGAAGCCGCCCACAACGGAAAATCTTCCGCCGATGTCCACAATCGTTTGAGCGGAACAGGCAATTCATACGACAAAGATTTTTCCATCTCAAATGTATTTACTCTGGCATGTTCGATAACCGCCCGCGCCAGCAAATTATCGAGATAAACAGGGTCGTACATAATGAGACCCTGTTTCAATGTTACCGTGATGACCAGCGGTTGAAATTCCATCGCCGCGTATCGGTCTGAATAGGGTTGAAGCGCTAAAAGTTTTGTAATCACATTTTTCTCCTGTTCTCATTATGGAGTTTGGTTAGTTCTAACAAAGGTTTTATGTTTTTTATATTTTCAATTCCGCCTTTACTAATACATGGTTCGCCAGTCACAAAATATTTACCTGGCACACATGGGTAAAACGCATCCGCGCCAAATGATTTAAGAACTTCAAACATTCCTCCGCTTCTTGTATCAACATCATGGTATCCATAAGAAAAAGTTGAACGGTAATTATTAAAACCAGATTTATAGACGTTAGCAGAGAACATCACATCGTCCAAATAATCTTTGGGATAACCGCCCACAAAATCCCATGTAGATTTCTTAAACAATAATCCAGCTCCTATCCAGCAAAGTTTTACGGGTTTCAATTCTCGTTTTTCGGTTTTTTTCATGCCGCGCATTATACGGGTCGTTTGAATACATCCCCAATTCCCAGAGGCAAGCGATAGCGTTTGAGACAAATTAATTTCTTCCGTGAAATAACAATCATCGTCAATACTAAAAACAATATCATCGTCAGCGCACTGAGCGACCCCGATATTTCTGGCATTGGCTGTTGGTCGTTCATTTCGCACAACAACAATTTTGTCATGTTCAACAAAATTCAGCGTTGACAAACATCTGTCTAATAAATCTTCTCTATTCCATGTTGGAATAACAATTGTTATTTTCATGTGTAATTACTCGCATCAGGAAATCGTTGAAGTAAAACAGAAAACAAATCAGGGTAATTGATTCTAAGCCACGCCCATCGTCCATACCGCCGCGCGGTCTCACCTGCCCAATATGAAATTCGTTGCCATTCACGCGGCAGTTCCCACATTTTGTCGTATGTTTTGCAATAATCAATTCCATTGCTAAAAATATACGCCCAAACATCATCATACGACCAATCTGCTATCGGCTGACACGTGTAAGCACCATAACCATTGTGATAATAAACCGCTCCATGAACTTTGAAATTCATAAACCGCCCCCTGTTTTCGTCTGCCCGCAAGCCAACAACCTGACCGTCATATCCCATAGAAACTAATTGTTTTACAGGATATGTAACAGTAGTCCGCATGGTTTCATTTTCTAATTCACGTCCGCCATGCACACCGCCCATGCGCTCCAACGTATCTAAGAAATCTTCCTGCGCTGGAAACTTCTCAGCGTTCGGAGTATTTTCTAATAATTGGTACGCCTCTGGGAACGCACAATTTGCGTCAATGTATATTGCTTTACAATTCGGGATAATTTTTCTTGTCAAATGCAATGCGACAGTAGAATCTTTTCCCATTGAAAAAGCAATATATGGATTTTTTGTTAATCGTGAAAATTCAATAATGCGCGAGAGTGCATTGTCCACTCGACGTTTATATCGAGTGGACAATGCGTGCGCCATAAATGACGCCCTATTCATTATGTACACACCTGCGCAGTAGTTCCCATTTTCCCGCTGGCAATTCCCTCAACCAGTGCGTCATGGTTCGCCGTCAGATATTCGTTGTACGGTTGTGTATCGGCTTTCACGCCGTTCATCCAATCAGCATTGCACCAACCAAAACCACGCGCCGATTGTCCCGCGATAGTCGGCTGTTCGCGGAACTGCTCCACTGCCGCAAATAATGCCGATTTCGTCAGTTCAGTTGTAAACGGATGTAGGTTCATCCGCACCATGATATTGAGTCCTTTCGTCAGCGTCTCAAAATTCCAAATCATCTGACCGAGACCGCTCTCCGTAGCCTGACGTGTGTGGGTAACGTCATCTAACATATCGAAAATGCTCACACTCGCCAGTGGTAGATTTTCGGCAGATGTGCCTTTCAATGCGTCGGCATTCTCGCGGCACACCACCCAGCCAGCCAAAGACAAACGGCTCTCGCCTAAATCGAACGAATCGCCCACGCCGCCGAGCAGGTCTAGTAGTGGATACGTTTCGCGCATGGTCAACGCCAACTGAGCCGCATTGGATGGTTGTTTTGCGCCTGCGCGTATATTACCGCCATTGACAAATAACGCCTCCACGCCTGCGGGAACTTTAGACAACCCCAACGATTTCACCAAATGCACCCATCCAGATTCGCGCACAATCTGATGACGTAAACTATTCGCGGTCACTGCGGGGACATCTAGCGGGAGAAACTCATGCGATTCGCCACCAACCAGAGCCGCGTCAAAATTCATCGTGACGAGTTGCTGAACTTCGGCATTGAGTTTCGCCGCGTACCAGTCATTCGTAAGTTTTCCAGTGGTATGCCATGCCCGCGCCAGCATTACCACTGAGCGATATTCGCGCACCATCAGCGAGAGAATGTCTTGTTGTAATCCGCGCGGCAGTGCGTAGAATGCCAATAGGCTGGAATCATTATCCCCGCCGTGAACAGGTAAGCGCAAATCGTGACACAGTTTTGACCAGAACCCGCGCAACGAAAATGAACGCGTCGCCGCTGACCGAATGCGAGATTCAAGTTTTTCGTATCTATCCATACCTGAGAACACGCCCACGCCATCGCGTGAGTTATAAATATCCAATAGCAAACGAATCAATGCACCTGCCGAAAATTCGGTGAATGAGGATTGCTCGAAAATTGGCTGGAGTTCAATCGGTACTGGATTGGATTTACAAAATACCTCCACGCGTTCCTGCGACAGTTGATAGGCGGCGACATCGCGCTGGACAATCTGTGTTTGACGGTTGAAAGTTAACGTATTTGAGCCGTCGCCCGTTGCGGGGTCGTGGTGGCTCACCTGTGTTGTGAATCTCAGCAACAAATCAAAAGAGTTCTGGTTGTTCGGTTTGATTTTCATTTTCGATTTCCTTTTTTTGAGATATGAGTACCGCCATCGCAAATTCTGTTTTCTCACGAAGCGGTTTGAGTTGGTTATCCAAATCAATGACCTGGCGTATTCCAAGCAACTGCACCCGCGACCATTCACGGAGCAGTGAGTAACGAATACCATTTTTAGAAAAACCCATCGAATAGATATTCTCTACAACGTCCAGTATTTCTAATAGCACAGCCCAATCAATAACCTGCACCGATGACAGCCCGTTATCAGACACATCGTAAATCATAACTGGTGTCGCGCTTCCCAACACTCCTATTCTGGCTTTATGCCAGACACGTTTTTTCACATCAGTTGTAAGAATCATCAAAACAGGTTCGCCACGTTTTGTAATCCACAACTGACGAACCAAATCAGACCAACAAGGGCGCGCCCCTGTTTTATCTCGCGCAATCAACGGGTGATAATGCGTGCCATCAGAAAAGATAATGCGCGAACCTAAATTCCACGTCCCTTTGATAGCCCTCGCCGCCGAGTCTGACACATAACCATTCGTTCCATTCGGCAATAAATCTAAATACTCACCCGCCGTATTTGGGACAACATCCCAAATTGGATACCCATGCGTGATGCGCAACCCAGTAATCGCGCAATTTGCAGTAACTGGTTTCGGCGGCACATCCAATGGTGGAATTTTCAATCCGCTGACCAAATATTCTGTAACTGTCATAAGACTCCTCTCAGGTGATAAAAACGCTGGAAACAATTTCCAGCCATCACTATACAACAAAAACCCTTTTTGTTCCATCTCGTAAATTTTTCGATGAACATCAAAACGGCGCAAACCCAATTGACGCGCAATTTGCGCTTGTGTTTGTCCTGGATTTTTTACGAGATGGAACCACACACGAGAAAGATTCATCCTAATAACGGTTTACTTGCGTTCTCGCGTGCGGCTTCGAGGATTTCACGCAAAACCGTTGGGCGGCTCTCGCCCAACAGTTTTGCGTGAACGGTTTTTGGTCACGCTCTCCCTCAACCAGTTTTATAAGCGTGCTTTCACCAATCAAATCTTCAATCGGCGTTTCATCGAGTTCTACTGGCGTAATTTTGCCCGGAATAGAATCAAGCGCGGCTTGACCCCGTTCGCTAACGTGAATGGTGCGCCCCTGCGCTACGGCTTCCGCCCATGATATGCCTTCTTTTTGTCCGTGCTCATTGTTCGCTTCATTGGCAGCACTTTGGAGCGCGAATCCGTTGCACATCAATTTACCATTTTCAATTGTTGCTGAATAAATTTTATTCATAATATTCTCCTTATTACTTAGAGTTTGCGCCAGTGGTTGGCGTATAAAGTCCACAGCGGACATAACGCCCTCGCACCCCAAACATTTAGGA